ATTTGAGATCTTTTTTAAAGAGCAAGCAACGTCTAGTGAAACAAAAATTATTAAAAAGTATTTACAGCAGTGGTCGAAGTTAAACAAATTCAACAGCAGAATCTTTAAAATTGTACGTAACGCTTTCAAATATGGCGACAGTTTCTTTGTACGTGATCCTGAAACACAAGCATGGTCATACATTGATCCAAGCAAAGTTGACAAGATTATTGTTAACGAAAGTGACGGTAAAGCACCTGAGCAATATGTTATCCGTGACTTAAACATTAACCTAATGTCACTGACAGTTACGCAAATTAGTCCGTCAAACCAGACAGGACAAGGAGGTAGCAATTATACTACTGCTGGCGCACAACAAAAGGGCATGGTAGGTGGACAAGGCGGCAATCCTGGAGCAGGTAATCGCTTTGGTGTTAATCAAAACCAGTATGCCATTGATGCTAAACATGTGATCCATTTGTCAATGAGTGAAGGTTTAGACAATAATTTCCCCTTTGGCAACAGTTTACTAGAGCCTATCTTTAAAGTATACAAGCAGAAAGAACTTCTTGAAGATGCTATCATTATCTATCGTGTACAACGTGCGCCAGAGCGTCGTGTGTTCTATATTGATGTGGGTAATATGCCCAGTCATTTGGCAATGAGTTTTGTAGAACGTGTTAAAAACGAAGTAAACCAACGTAGAATTCCCAGCGTCACAGGTGGCGGACAAACTGTTACAGACAGCAGTTATAATCCACTAAGCATGAATGATGATTACTTTTTCCCACAGACTAGCGAGGGTAGAGGTAGTAAAGTAGAAATCTTACCAGGCGGTACTAACCTAGGAGAAATTGATGATTTACGATATTTTACTAATAAGTTGTTTCGGGCTCTTCGTATACCTTCCAGTTATCTTCCTACTGGCCCGGATGATGGTGGCAGTTCTTTCAATGATGGACGAGTAGGCACTGCCTATATCCAGGAATTGCGTTTCAACAAGTACTGCGAACGTCTACAAAGTTTGATAAACGAGCAGTTTGATCTTGAATTTAAACTGTATATGCGTAACAAGGGCATTAACTTTGACCCTAACGTGTTTGATCTAAAATTTAATCCACCACAGAACTTTGCGGCCTATCGCCAAGCAGAGATGGATGGGGTACGCATCAACACATTTGGTTCTATTGCGGCCGTGCCACACATCAGCAAACGTTTTGCACTCAAACGTTTCTTGGGATTAACATCAGAAGAAGTTGCAGAAAACGAACAACTGTGGAAAGAAGAGAACGGATTATCTAAAGATGCTCTACCTGCTGGCAGTGAGCTTCGTGGCGCCGGCGTAACAGCAGATGGTATGCAAACTGATTTGGATACCCTAGGTCAATCAGGCGAAGCACCTGAGGGCATGGAAGGTGGTCCAGAACCAGATATGAGCGGTGCATCTCCAGCACCTGCTGACGGTGCGGCTCCTGCGCCAGTTTAATAATAAATAGTTCTATGCTATTAAACGAATTCATTTATTTCGACAAAGATAACGGACTTGGCGACAACGACAGGTACGATCCTTTTCACGATACATCAGTTATAAAAAGCAAAGATATGCGCAAAACTAGACTTACTCTACGTATGTTGAATGATTTGCGTAAAGGTGGTGAAGCTCGATTCAAAGAGCAGAAAGAAGACCTAGAGTTTGTAAAAGTTATGTATGCGGCTCCTCCCCCAGAAGAAGCGGCCGCTTAAACTACAAACTTAACTCTTCTGAGCAAAATCTTAAATATTTTTGTCTTTTTCAACCTCATTGCCAAAAAACCTGGTTTTTTCGGCTATTTCACATAAGTATATCATCTTGGCTGTAAATATACTCGACAGCCTTGCCAATCTAAATAGGAGACCAAAGCAATGACTAATAAGTTTGAACAACTTCTGGATTATCTAGTGAACGAGGAAATGGACAAGGCAAATGAATTGTTTCATGAAATCGTTGTAGAAAAATCTAGAGATATATACGAGAATCTAATCGCTGAAGAAGCGGAAGAAGATGATGAAGAAGAAATGGACGAATCTTCTGAAGAAGAAGATGAAGAAGCCGTTGATGAAGAGTTAGACGAAGAGACTACTCTTGAAATTGGTGGCGATCCAACAGACGCTATGGCCGGCGACATGGGAGCACCTGGTGCTGACATGGGCGATATGGGTGGTATGGACGACATGGGCGGTGACGACATGGCCGGCGATCTAGGCGGAGAAGGCGGTTCTACAGAAGACCGTATCGACGACTTAGAAGACGCTCTAGAAGAATTAAAAGCAGAGTTTGAAGCCCTAATGGCTGACGAGCAAGGCGAACCAGAGCACAACGATGGCGAAGATGATCCAGATTTTGGCGGTGACGACGAAGAAGGTGACGACGAAGAAGACGAAGGCAATCCTTTCGGCGGTGACGAAGGTGAAGACGACGAAGAAGACGAAGGTATGTTTGAAAGCCGTCAACGTGTTCGCGAATACAGAGATACAGTTGGTAACGACTGGGACAAAAACAGCATGAAAACACCAGGTCCAGTTGGTTCTGGCAAAGGTGACAAGGCTGGTCAAACAGAAGTAAGCAACCTAAAAAGCCCAGTAAGTTCTGGTAAAGGTAAGCCTACAACAGGTGCATCAGCACACAACATTCTAGCAAACACCAAAGGTGTTGGCGAGATGAGTGGTACAAGTCCTAACGCTGACAAAGGCTCACGTGGTCTAGTTGGTAATACAAAGGGCGAGTTCACTAAAGGTGTTGAAAAGAACATCTCTAACAAGGCTACTTCTAGCATGAAGTCAGGTTCAGCACTAGGTAAAGTTGCTGGCGGACACGGCGCTGAGAAGAAGGGCAGTGGCGGAGAAGGACAAGGATGGGGAGCTGGTACAGGCGGTAAAACAGGTCAAACTGGTTCCGTTAATACTAGAAGTCCATTAACAGGCGCCCCTAACAGGAACGCTTAATAATGAAAATATCTTACTTACGAGAACATCTTAGTTTTGATCAAGCGCGATGCGTGGTAGAATCTGTTGATGGTCAAGATGGCAAGAGTCTATACTTAAAGGGTATTGCAATCCAGGGCGGCATTAGAAATGCCAACCAACGTGTATACCCTGTAAATGAGATTACCATTGCTGTAAAAACGCTGAATGATCAGATTCAAAATGGCTATAGCGTTCTCGGAGAAGTAGATCATCCAGAAGATTTAAAAGTAAATTTAGATCGTGTATCACACATGATAACAGACATGTGGATGGACGGTCCTAATGGTTATGGAAAGATGAAAATCCTTCCTACCCCAATGGGTAATTTAGTAAAGACTATGCTTGAAAGCAGTGTAAAACTTGGTGTTAGTTCCAGAGGTAGCGGAAACGTTAACGAAGGTAACGGCCAAGTATCTGAGTTCGAGATTATCACAGTTGATATAGTTGCTCAGCCAAGTGCGCCGGGAGCATATCCTACACCAATCTATGAACATCTGATGAACAGTCGTGGTGGTTATAGAGCATTTAGGACAGCGCAAGAGGTACAAAAAGATCCCAAGGCAGAAAAGTATGTCCGAGAGGCCATGCTGAGTATCATAAATGGCTTAAAAACCTAAGGAGAAAAAGCGATGATGGACGCATTCAAGAGGTTAGTCGAAAGTGGTGTTATAGGTGAGGACGTAAGTTCTGAACTAGAAAACGCTTTCAACGCTAAGATTCAAGAAAACCGCGACCAAGTCACTGCTCAACTACGTGAAGAGTTTGCTCAAAAATATGATCATGATAGACAGAATATTATTGAGTCACTCGACAAGATGGTGGGCGATAGATTGGCCGCAGAGATGGCTGAACTTGTTGAAGATAAGAAAGGTTTGGTTGAAGCCAAAGTTGCTTATCAACACAAGGTAGCACGTGATTCCAAAATGATGGAAGCATTTGTTATTAAGCAGTTAGGAAAAGAATTAGGGGAATTTCAAAACGATCGTCAAAAGGTCGCCGAGAATTTTTCTAAGTTAGAGCAATTCATTGTAACTGCTCTAGCGAGAGAGATCAACGAATTTAGTCAAGACAAACGTGAACTAGCAGAAGCGAAAGTGAAGTTAGTACGCGAAGCAAAGAAGAAGTTCGATGAAGTAAAACAACGTTTCATTCAAAGAAGCGCCGGATTGGTACAAGAGACAGTTACAAGAAAACTTACATCTGAGTTATCTCAGTTGAGAGAAGACATTGAATCTGCTCGTCGTAACGCATTTGGTCGTAAAATGTTTGAAGCGTTTGCCCAGGAGTATTCTACAAGTTATCTAAATGAGAAATCTGAAACAAGTAAATTGTTAAAGATTCTTCAGAAGAAAGATGCAGAGTTAGCCGAAGCACAAAATACTATTACAGAAAAACAACGTGTTGTTGAGTCTAAGGATCGCGAAGTTCGTGTTGCTAAAGACCTAATGGAACGTAGAGTTGTAATGGGTGAGTTACTAGCACCACTGAGTGCTGAACAAAAAGGGATCATGAAAGAGTTGCTTGAGTCTACAAAGACACAACGTCTCAATGAAGCATTTGACAAATACTTGCCAGCCGTAATGGAAGGTAAGGCAGTTAAGCCAGCAGTTCAAAAGGCTGTACTAACTGAAGGTCAAGTTGTAACAGGTGATCGCGAAGTGAAAAATCAGCCTCAGGTAGGCTTAGATAATATTTTGGATATCCGCAAATTAGCGGGTTTATCAAAATAATTTAATATTCAAGGAGAAGACATAAAATGTCACAATTATTAAATGAAAGATGGTCCGAGACCAAAGAAGCTCTGCTTGAAGGTCTATCAGGTACTCGTAAAGCATCCATGAATGTTTGCTTAGAGAATACTCGTAAGTATCTTGCAGAATCCGCTACAAGCGGTGCGACAAGTTCTGGTAATATCGCTACACTAAACCGTGTGATTCTTCCAGTTATTCGTCGTGTTATGCCAACAGTTATTGCCAACGAAATCATCGGCGTTCAGCCAATGACTGGCCCTGTTGGACAAATTCACACTCTACGTGTTCGTTACGCTGATTCTAGCGGTAGCGATGGTATCGTAGCAGGTGAAGAAGCCCTAAGCCCGTTCAAGATTGCCGCGGCTTATTCTGGTAACAATGAAACAGGTGGTGCACCACGTGCAGCCGCTACTTCAGTTCTTGAGGGACAACCAGGTAAGCGTATGAGCATTCAAGTCTTGAAAGCCAGCGTTGAAGCCAAGTCACGTAAACTAAGCGCACGTTGGACATTTGAAGCCGCTCAAGATGCACAAGCCCAACAAGGTATTGACATCGAAGCAGAAATCATGGCCGCTCTAGCACAAGAGATCACAGTTGAGATCGATCAAGAGATCCTAACTTCTTTACGTGCTTTGGCAACCGTTGAAGACACATTTGACCAGTCTTTAGTTTCTGGTACTGCTACATTCGTTGGTGACGAGCACGCCGCTCTTGCTGTTCAGATCAATCGCGTAAGCAACTTGATCGCTCAGCGTACACGTCGTGGTTCTGCTAACTGGGCAGTTGTTTCTAACCAAGCGTTGACAATTCTTCAGTCTGCCACAACTAGTGCGTTTGCTCGTACTACAGAAGGTACATTTGAAGCCCCAACAAACACCAAGTTCGTTGGTACATTGAACGGTTCTATGCGTATCTATGTTGACGCTTACATGAGCGACACATCTGATAACAACCAGATCCTAGTTGGATACAAAGGTTCTAGCGAGGCAGATGCTGCCGCGTTCTATTGCCCTTACATTCCTTTGATGTCTTCTGGTGTTGTGTTAGATCCTAACACATTCGAGCCAGTAGTTGGCTTCCTAACACGTTACGGTTACGTTGAGTTGAGCAACACTGCTTCTTCTCTAGGTAA